CCGGGGAGTTAGTGCAGAAGCCTCTGTGGCCTGAGTTCTTTGATATGGACGCCCTTCTCCGCACCAAGGCGTCTATGCCCGTCTTCCAGTGGAACGCTCAGTACCAGCAGCAACCAACAGCGGAAGAAGCCTCTATCGTCAAGCGCGAGTGGTGGTCACGTTGGGGTAATGAGCACGCACCCGCGTGCGAGTATATCATAATGTCTCTGGACGCAGCGGCTGAGAAACACAACCGCGCTGACTATACCGCCCTTACAACGTGGGGGATCTTCCTCAATGAGGAGGACGGCAACCACAACATCATACTGCTTAACAGTATCAAGGACCGTCTTGAGTTCCCCGAGCTAAAAGACCTCGCTATGCGTGAGTACGCTGAGTGGGAGCCAGACGCCTTCATCGTTGAGAAGAAAAGCGCAGGCACAGCCATCTATCAGGAAATGCGCCGTATGGGTCTTCCTGTACAGGAGTATACACCACACAGAGGCTCCGGCGATAAATTGGCGCGTCTTAATTCTGTAGCAGACATCGTAGCATCAGGTATGGTATGGATGCCTAATACACGCTGGGCAGAAGAAGTTATAGAAGAGATTGCCGGATTTCCATTTATGAGCCATGATGACTTGGTTGACTCTACTGTTATGGCTCTCATGAGATTTAGGCAGGGCGGGTTTATTCGTTTGCCGTCTGATGAGCCAGACCCTATACAGTATTTTAAGCAACGTCGCGGCGGGTATTATTAAAGGATAGGCTATGGCGATTGAAAAGGGATTGTACGCCGCACCTGAAGGCATCGAAGAAGATGTTGAGGAGCTAGGCGCTGAGCTTGAGATAGAGATTGTAAACCCGGACATGGTGACTCTTGACGACGGTAGTGTCGAGGTTACGCTTGTACCCGGAGAAGATATCGGGCCTGTGTCCTTTGATGCAAACCTAGCTGAGTCCTTGGATGATACTGTCCTTGCTCGCATCTCCAACGATCTTGTTGGTTATGTAGACACAGACATCGACAGCCGTAAAGACTGGGCAGACACCTTTGTTAAGGGTCTGGACGTTCTGGGCTTTAAGTACGAAGAGCGCACTGATCCGTGGGATGGCGCGTGTGGTGTGTTTTCCACGGTCCTCGCTGAAGCTGCCATTCGGTTCCAAGCAGAGACTATGAGCGAGACGTTCCCCGCCGCTGGCCCAGTCCGAGTAAAGATCCTTGGGGAAGAAAACAAAGATAAAATGGAAGCCGCCGAGCGTGTAAAGGCGGATATGAACTATGAGCTTACGGAGCGGATGGTTGAGTATCGCCCGGAGCACGAGCGCCTTTTGTACAGTCTTGGGTTGGCTGGGTCTGCGTTCAAGAAAGTCTACTACGACCCTAATATCATGCGTCAGGTGGCGGTCTACGTCCCGGCAGAAGATGTCATTGTACCCTACGGAGCCTCACACATTGAGAGCGCCGAGCGTGTTACGCACATCATGCGTAAGACCAAGAATGAGCTTAAGAAGTTGCAGGTCAGTGGCTTCTACCGAGATATCGAGCTAGGCGACCCACAGCCGTTCCACACTGATATTGAAGAGAGAAAAGCGGAGGAAGGCGGCTACTCGATTACTGACGACGAGCGTTACAGCATCTATGAGATTCATGTCGATATGGTTATCGACGGCTTTGATGATTCTGATGATGAGGTTGCTCGTCCATACGTTGTTACCATCGAGCGTGGTACCGGCGCTGTTCTCGCTATTCGCCGCAACTGGGATCCTGATGACCCGCTTATGCTCAAGCGGCAGCACTTCGTGCACTACGTTTATGTGCCGGGATTTGGGTTTTACGGCCTTGGCTTGATCCATATCATTGGTGGTTACGCACGAGCGGGCACCTCCCTTATTCGTCAGCTAGTTGACGCAGGCACGCTGTCTAACCTTCCGGGTGGTCTCAAGTCTCGTGGCCTCCGCATCAAAGGCGACGACACGCCGATTGAGCCGGGTGAGTTTCGCGATGTAGATGTACCGTCTGGTAGCGTCCGCGATAACATCATGACGCTCCCGTACAAAGAGCCGTCGCAGACACTACTCGCGCTCCTAGACAAGATTACAAACGAGGGCCGCAGGCTGGGTGCTATCAGTGATATGAACATCTCTGATATGTCGGCCAATGCTCCGGTGGGCACAACACTCGCCCTCCTTGAGCGGACCCTCAAGCCAATGGCTGCGGTGCAGGCCCGCGTACACTACGCTATGAAGCAGGAGTTTAAGCTCCTTAAAGCTATCATGGCCGAGTACGCCCCTGCTGAATACGGCTACGAACCCCTTAGAGGGGAAGTCAGTGCCCGACAAGCTGACTATGCTCTAGTAGACGTAATCCCTGTTAGCGACCCGAATAGTTCGACGATGGCGCAGCGGGTTGTGCAGTATCAGGCTGTCCTCCAGATGGCCCAGTCTGCACCGCAGATTTACGACCTACCTGCCCTGCACAGGCAGATGATCGAGGTTCTTGGGGTTAAGAACGCAGACAAACTTGTCCCGACGAAAGAAGACCTCAAGCCGAAAGATCCGGTTAGTGAGAACATGGATGCACTTATTGGTAAACCGATGCGTGCGTTTATTTACCAAGACCATGACGCGCATATCGCAACGCACACAGCTTTTATGCAAGATCCGATGATCGCGCAGATGATTGGTCAGAATCCGCAGGCGCAACAGATTATGGCCTCGTTGCAGGCTCATATTGCTGAGCACCTCGGGTTTAGTTACCGCAAGCAGATAGAGGAGCGTCTTGGTGTACCGCTACCCCCGCCGGATGAAGAACTTCCTGAAGACATCGAGGTCGATCTTGCTCGGCTTGTGGCTGATGCCGGTAAACAGCTTACGCAGGCACATCAGCAGCAGGCGGCGCAGCAGCAGGCACAGCAACAGGCACAAGACCCTGTACTACAGCTACGCCGTCAGGAGGCCGCTACTAAACAGGCTGAAGTCCAGCGCAAGGCTCAGAAAGATGCGGCTGATGTTCAGATACGTTTGGCTGAGCAACAGCGTAAAGTGGAAGCTGACAAAGTTGATGCTCTCCTCGAAGCTAAGAAGCTGGAGATAGACGCAGTAGAGGCCAAGATTAAAGAGAAGGCTGAAACTGAGAAGTTGGATCTTGAGATATTCAAGAGCGTCACAACCCCTAATAGGAATACATAAGCCATATGGCTACAACCGTCTTTGACGTGCTTAAAGATCGTATCGAGGAGCAACGCTCCTCTGCAGTGGAGTTCTTATCCAGCGGTAGTTCCAAAGACTACGCTGAGTATAAGGAATTGTGCGGTGTAATTCGGGGTCTCGACACCGCGCTCTCACACATGGAAGACCTCTTGCGAAGTCATATGGAAGAAGATGATGAGTGAAGTTGTTAATATTAACGACGTTTCTGAAGAAGACTGGGAGGCCCAGCTTCCCAAGCCTGTCGGGTACCGCGTGTTGGTTGCGTTGCCTGAGATCGAGGACTACTACAAAGGTAGTTCTCTGCTTAAGACGGACACGGAGAAACACCGAGAGTATATTATGTCGATCATGGGTATCGTGATTGACATGGGCGAAGGTGCATATACTGACAAAGAGCGTTTCCCTGAAGGGCCGTGGTGTAAACAAGGCGACTACGTGATGTTCCGTATGAACACGGGCACGCGTTTTAAGGTTAACGGCAAAGAGTTTCGTCTTATGAACGACGACTCTATCGAAGCTGTTATTCCTGATCCTAGTGGCATCATGACGGCGTAGGGAGATAAAATATGCCTTTTGAGAAAGTTGAATATTCGCTGCCTGATCCCGACAATGTGGAAGAGGGCGGTGTTGAAATTGAGGTAGAGCCGTCTAGCGCAAAGCCTCTTAAGGACACAAAGAATGAGCAAGCTAGTAGCGAAAGCGAAGAAAGCGGTCTGCAGCGCGGTAAATCGAGTGAAGAGCTTGATATCGAAGTTGTGGACGATACTCCAAAAGCAGATCGAGGCCGTAAAGCGTCTGATCCGCCGGAAGAAGTAACCGACGAAGAGCTAGAAGAGTACTCTGATAAGGTTCAGAAACGCATCAAGCACTTTAGTAAGGGCTATCACGATGAACGCCGCGCTAAAGAAGCAGCCTTGCGTGAACGGCAAGAGTTAGAGCGCTACACTCAGCAGTTGGTTGAAGAGAACCGCAACCTGAAAAGCACCGTAGGTAAGAACCAGACGGCGCTTCTTGACCAAGCCAAGCAGACTATTGATGTCGAACTCGCGCAGGCGAAGAAGGCGTATAAAGATGCTTACGAGGCTGGTGATTCAGATGCTGTTCTTGAAGCGCAAGAAAATTTAACCAATGTCAAGATCAAGGCAGATAGGTTAAATAATATCAAGTTATCTCCTTTACAGGAAGATAGTCCAGATGTAGACTCTGGTAACGATATTAACAACGACGCCCCAGTACAAGTTGATGAGCGGGCTGCGGATTGGGCTAAGTCTAATACGTGGTTTGGCACAGATGACGAAATGACGAGCTTTGCTCTGGGGTTGCACAATAAGCTCGTTAAGTCGGGTGTAGACCCGAGAAGTGACGACTACTACGAGGCTTTAGATACTCGTATGCGACAGGTCTTCCCAGAGAACTTCGACGATATGTCGGACGATGCTGAAGAAGATGACGAGAAGAGGACGCCGAAACGTCAGGCTAATGTGGTTGCACCCGCTACGCGGAGCACAGCACCTAAGAAGGTGGTACTAACGCAAACACAGGTAAACCTTGCGAAACGTCTTGGAGTACCTCTCGATGAATACGCCAAACAGGTTGCAATACAGATGAGGAACAGTAATGGCTAATAACCGAATCAATCGTGAAAACGATACTCGTGAGAAGAGTACCCGTAAACGAGCTTGGCAGCGCCCGGAGGTTCTACCCTCCCCCGATCCCGAGCCGGGTTACAAGTATCACTGGGTACGGGTTGCCACGCAGGGTGAAGTTGACGCCACTAATGTCTCCTCAAAACTTCGTGAAGGTTGGGAGCCTGTAAAGGCCACGGACCATCCTGAGATTACTATGGTTGCTGTGGAGCAAGAACGCTTCAAAGACAACGTCGTGATCGGTGGTCTAATGCTTTGTAAGGCTCCGGCTGAACTTGTTGAGGAACGTAACGCCTATTACAACGAACAGGCTAAGTCCCAGATGCAGTCAGTTGACAACAACCTTATGCGCGAAAATGACCCTCGTATGCCTCTGTTTAACGACAGAAAAACGAAGGTTACTTTCGGCAATGGAACCTAACCTTAAGCATGGGAGCTAATTATGGCTTATCCTACTGTTGATGGCCCTTATGGGCTTGTCCCGGTAAAGCTGCTTAGCGGTGTTCCCTTTGTAGGTGTTACTCGTCATTACGGCATTGCCAGCGGCTATGCCACGAGCATCTTTAATGGGGACGCTGTTAAACTCGTTACCGGTGGTACCGTTGAGCGTGATACGTTCGACGCTGCCATGACGCCGATTGGCGTTTTTGTGGGCTGTTCTTTCACAGACCCGAGCACTGAGCAGAAGACCTTTAAGCAGTATTATCCGGCTAGCACGGTTGCTAGCGACATCGAAGCGTATGTTGTCGATGCTACGGATGTTCTGTTCAAGGCTGCTGTCGTTTCGTCTGGTACGACGATTGGCGATCTCGCAATCACGGATATTGGCGCTAACGTCGCTGGTGTGGACAACACCGGTAGCACGATTACTGGCAATTCCAAGTGCGCGATTTCGGACACCTCCGCTACGACCAACACGCTTCCGTTCCGGATCGTGAGTCTGGTTGAGGAGACCAAGAACGCGTCCGGCGGTTATACTGAAGCTCTCGTTAAGTGGAACGCGGGCCATCAGTTTGACAACACCACTGGCGTATAAGGAGTGATGTAAAATGGCTATTTCACGCGCCCAATTACTGAAAGAACTCCTCCCCGGCCTAAACGCTCTGTTTGGCCTTGAGTACGCCAAGTACGGTGAGGAGCATAAGGAAATTTTCGAGTCTGAGACTTCGGATCGTTCCTTTGAAGAAGAAACCAAGCTGTCCGGCTTCTCCGCCGCGCCTGTCAAAGACGAAGGCTCTGCCATCGAATATGACAACGCACAGGAGTCGTGGACTGCTCGCTATACGCACGAGACCATCGCGATGGGCTTCTCGGTTACTGAGGAAGCCATCGAAGATAACCTGTACGACTCTCTGTCGTCTCGTTACACGAAGGCTCTCGCCCGCGCTATGGCGTACACCAAGCAGGTTAAGGCTGCGTCGGTTCTGAACAACGCGTTCACCGGCTCTGGCGTTACCTATGGTGATGGTCAGGTTCTTTGCTCGACGGCTCACCCGCTTGTTTCGGGTGGCACCAACTCCAACACGCCTTCGACGGCGGCTGACCTCAACGAGACTTCTCTTGAGGCGGCGGTCATTCAGATTGCTGGTTGGACGGACGAGCGTGGCCTCCTGATCGCGGCTAAACCGCGTAAGCTGGTGGTTCCGCCGAACCTCATGTTCGTTGCTACACGTCTTCTGGATACGGAAGGTCGCGTGGGCACGGCGGATAACGACATTAACGCACTGCGTAATAATGGTTCGATCCCCGAGGGTTTCACGGTTAACCACTACCTGACGGACACGGATGCTTGGTTCCTTATGACCGACGTTCCGAACGGCCTGAAGCACTTTGTTCGTACCCCGATGCAGACCTCTATGGATGCTGACTTCGATACGGGCAACAGCCGCTACAAGGCTCGTGAGCGTTACTCGTTTGGTGTTTCCGATCCCCTCGGGATCTTTGGTTCACCGGGCGCGTAATAACTTACGTCGTCTTATTAAAGGGGGGCACTTGATGCCCCCCTTTTTATTCTGTATAATAACTTATTCCTGACAGCTATATTGTGTAGCTGACACTAGCCAATACAGGAGATAGATATGGCTAATACGACCTTTCAAGGCGTCGTCCGTTCCTACGGTGGGGGCGGTAAAGGCGTTGTAACTCCCGGCGTTATGGTCCAGAGCGTTCAGTTCGCTTGTGACCCGACCGCTACCTCTGCAGCCAATGTTCGGATCGGTACGTCCGCTACCTCTGGTGAGACGCTTACTCTTCCTGCTGGTGCAATCGTTATGTCTGTACAGTGTGTACAAGCTGGCACGGGTGGTACGAATCCGACCATTGACATCGGTACGTCTGCTGATACTGACGGTATTTTCAACGAGCTTCCGGTTGATGTTGCTGGTGAGATTACCGGCGCTAACGGCGCTCTGTGTGTTGCTGGTGGTTTGGCCGCTAATGCGACGGTGCAGGCTGTTAAAGGCGCTTCTGCTGCTACTGGCGGTACTTTTGTTGGTATCATGACCTACGCAATGGCGAACGACGGCGTAGAATCCAACTAAGGGGGTAACTCATGGCTGATGCAGTAACCTCTCAAACCCTGATTGATGGTCCGGCCCATGCGGTGCTTAAGTTCACCAATATTTCGGACGGCACCGGAGAGTCAGCGGTTACAAAGGTAGATGTCAGCGCCCTAGAATCTGATCAGAATGGTCTTGCCTGCTCCGGCGTCGATATTGAACGCATTTGGTGGCAGTGCATCGGCATGAAAGTCCAGATCCTCTGGGACGCTACATCAGATGTCTTTTGCATAGAGCTTGGTGAGAACCAAAGCGGTAATCATGACTATACCGTGTTTGGTGGGCTTACCAATAATGCTGGTGCGGGTAAAACTGGTGATATCAAGTTCACGACTGTGGGCGCATCAACGGCTGATACCTACACCGTCATTATGTATCTTCGTAAGAAGTTTGGTTAGTAGCTATGCGGCGGTATTACAGATCGGGCGGGGGAGTTAAATCCCCCGCTTGGCAGCGCAAAGAAGGTAAAGACCCCTCTGGCGGTCTTAACAAGAAAGGTGTTGCCAGCTATCGGAGGCAGAATCCCGGTAGCAAACTGCAAACCGCCGTCACTACTAAACCAAGTAAACTTAAGAAGGGTTCTAAGGCAGCTAAACGTCGTAAGTCTTTCTGTGCACGCATGAAGGGCATGAAGAAGCGTAACACCAGCGCGAAGACAGCAAACGATCCGAATAGCCGGATTAACAAAAGTCTTCGTAAGTGGAACTGCTGATGCCTGCTAAGTCACAGAAACAAAAGCGGTTTATGGCTGCAGTGGCTAACAACCCTGAGTTCGCTAAGAAAGCTGGCGTACCTCAATCTGTTGGAGAAGAATTTATGAAGAAGTCTAAGAACTACATGGGCGGCGGCATGATGAAGCGCTACGCCGAGGGCGATAAGGTCGAGGGCGATCCGGGGTTTGGTCTGTTAACTCCCGATAATGTTAAGAAAGTACGCCGCAGTAGAGATATTGGCCGTCGCCGGGAAGAAATTATTGGTGGTGTTGGCGGTGCTCCGGGTGATGAGATTACTCGCGGTATACCTATGGACTCCGACGATACCCCCCGGCCCAAACGTAAACCCAAGCCCCCAAAGAAACCCGTCAAGAAGATGGGTGGTGGCAAGATCAAGGGTTACAAGAACGGCGGTAAGGTCCGTGGTTGTGGTATGGCTAAGCGCGGCGTGCGTCCAGCCAAAATGGTTAAAATGAAAGGTGCTTGATTATGGCGTATCGTATGAAAATGACGGCGGCTGAGAGAGCTGAGCAAGCAAAACAGCGGCAGCGGCAGCGGAACAAGAATAAAGCTGGAAACGAGGCGCGTCTTGAAGCAGCGCAAGAACGAGCGCGGCAGAACCGCGAGAAGAGGGAAGCCCAGCAGCGTGCTCGACGTGAACAAATGGGTTATGAGCTAGGTAGCAGAGAGTACGCTAATCAAGCAGCAACAAATGAGATGCCCGGCTTTACGGGGCGTGCTAACCGATTTATTGATAAGGCTACAGACGATATAGGCGATGCTATACGTTCGGGTGCAAGGGCTATTGGTATAGAAAATGATTACGACACTGGACGTATGAAGGCCCGGAAAGAGATCAAGGGCTACAAAAAGGGCGGCAACGTCAAGGCTAAGAAGGCTAAGAAGGCCAGCAAACCTAAAGTCCGTGGCGCTGGTAAGGCCATGAAAGGTGTTCGCGCCGCTAAGATGGTAAAGATGAAGGGCGCGTAATGCGTAAATACTACCGAAAAGATGGCTGCGGCTATAGTATGTACAAAGCTGGTGGTGGTGTGTCGTCAAAGAAGTCGAAGAGCCGTGTAAACGAAGCGGGCAACTATACGAAGCCCGGTATGCGTAAACGGCTTTGTGAGCGTATTAAAGCCGGTAGTAAAGGTGGTAATCCGGGCCAGTGGAGTGCTCGTAAAGCGCAGATGCTGGCCCAACAGTATAAAAAGTCTGGTGGTGGTTATAAGTCCTGATGCGTAGGTATTACAAATCAGGTGGGCTAAAGAAGCCGCAACAGTCTCTTAAGAAGTGGACAAAGCAAAAATGGCGGACCAAATCGGGCAAGAAGTCGAGCGAGACGGGCGAACGGTATCTACCGGAGAGCGCCATCAAGTCCCTATCCCCGCAGGAGTATGCAGCGACCACGCGAGCAAAGCGCCGGGGGACTGCTGCCGGAAAACAGTTCGTAAAGCAGCCCGAGAGGATTGCAAAGAAGACGGCTAGGCACAGGAAAGCATAGTGGCAAAGGGCGTTAAACATTATTTTGCAGATGGTAGAGAGCACAAGGGCGGTATGCACAAGCACCCGGACGGTACTCTTATGACTGGCAAAAGCATGTCAAATGCGTCTAAAAAGTTATTTCATTACGGGGAACTCTCTAACAAAGCGAAGAGAAAAGCCCGTGAGAGTTGGAAACGCAAATGACGACTTCAGGCACTACCGCATTTAATATGGACTTCACGGAGATCGCTGAAGAGGCGTGGGAACGTGCGGGCCGAGAGATGCGGTCGGGCTATGATTTGCGTACCGCACGTAGGTCTATGAACCTGCTAACTATTGAGTGGCAGAACCGTGGCATCAACATGTGGACTATCGACGAGGGTACGGTCAGTCTCGTAAGCGGTACAAGTGAGTATACCCTCCCCGCCGACACCATTGACCTGTTGGAGCAGGCGATTCGGACCAACGCGGGCAACGCTACTACGCAGTCAGACCTTAATATCAGCCGTATTAGCGTCAGCACCTATTCTTCTATCCCTAATAAGCTGTCTACCGGCAGGCCGATTCAGGTTTGGGTAGAGAGACTCCGTGACGCCCCCAAGATCAACGTCTGGCCTGTGCCGGACAGTAACGACTATACGTTTGTTTATTGGCGTATGCGTCGTGTTGAAGACGCTGGGAGTGGTGTTGAGACGCCGGATATGAACTTCCGCTTCCTCCCGTGCCTTGTTGCTGGGCTGGCTTATCAGATCGCCATGAAGGTGCCGGAACTAACGCCCCGCGCACAGATGCTTAAGGCTGAGTATGACGAGCAGTTTAACCTAGCCGCTGGCGAAGACAGGGAGAAAGCAGCAGTTAGGTTTGTTCCGCGCATGTCTAGGGTATACTGATGTCGCAGAGGTTTGCATCTTCTCAAAAAGCTCTTGCTATATGTGATGTTTGTGGGTTTCAGTATAAGTTACGGGAACTTAAGGAACTTATTGTAAAGGGCCGAAACAGTAATATTAAGGCGTGTCCTGAGTGCTGGAATGGCGATCATCCCCAACTACACCTTGGTGAGTACCCAGTTGATGACCCACAGGCTCTTAGAGACCCACGCCCCGACTCCGCTGAATTAGCGCCGAGCCGGGATATACAGTTTGGTTGGGATCCAGTTGGTATGAACGACCCGTTCAACCTAACACCAAACAATTTAGTAGGGACAGTTTCAGTGGGTTCTGTTACTGTCACCACAGAATAGGAGTTAGATATGAAAAAGACATCTAATATGCCCGCAAAAGCTACGAACATGCCAAAAGTATATGGCCCAAAGGGCGATATGGAGGGTGTTAAGACCTCTGGTGTAAAGGTTCGTGGTACCGGGGCAGCAACTAAGGGCACTATGGCCCGTGGTCCTATGGCCTAATTATGAACTACACAGAGCTAAAAACTAATATACAGGACATCTGTGAAACTTCTTTCACAGACGATCAGCTCGCCATGTTTACGGAACAGGCTGAGCAGAAGATCTATAGCTCTGTGCAGTTTCCGGCCCTGCGCCGAAATGTAACCGGTACGTTTACAAGCGGTAATAGCTACCTCAGTATGCCCACGGACTTTCTGTGGTCGTACTCTCTAGCAGTCGTAGACGGTAGTGGTGATTACCACTTTCTACTAAATAAAGACGTTAATTTCATCCGCGAAGCGTATCCCGCTTCTTCTACGAATAGCTTGCCTGTTCATTATGCGTACTTTTCTGACGGTAGCTTTATGGTGGGGCCAACACCAGACGCTAACTATACGACAGAGTTGCATTACGGGTATTACCCAGAGTCCATTGTTACTGCCGAGACGACGTGGCTAGGGGATGAGTTTGACTCTGCATTGCTAAACGGCGCACTTATTGAGGCCATACGGTTTTTGAAGGGCGAGCAGGACGTTGTTGCGATGTACGAGAAACTGTACTTACAGTCAATAAACTTGCTAAAGGTACTGGGTGATGGTAAGTTAAGAGAAGATACTTACCGTTCTGGACAGTTTCGGCAAGCCGTATCATAGGAGATAGATTATGGCAATCACACAGGCTATGTGCACGTCGTTCAAGCAGGCGCTCCTTGACGGCGAAATGGATTTTAGTAGCGACACATCACAGACTTTTAAGATTGCTCTGTATACGTCGTCGGCAACGCTCGATGCGAGCACGACCGCGTACTCCGCCACCAATGAGGTTAGTGGTACCGGGTATTCTGCTGGTGGGAATACGCTCACTATCTCGACAAACCCAACCACTTCGGGCACTACGGCGTTTTTGAGTTTCTCTAATACTACGTGGTCTACAGCCTCAATCACAGCACGTGGGGCGCTTATTTATCAGTCTGGCGGTAGTAACCCGGCGGTAGCGGTGCTTGATTTTGGCGGGGATAAGACCTCTACCGCCGGTGATTTTCAGATCCAGTTCCCCACGGCTGACGCTAGCAGCGCCATTATCCGTATTGCTTAAGTAGGGACTCCAAGTGGCCTCGTCCGTAGAATATTCCGGTTGGGGTGGGGGTGCTTGGGGCCAAACGGCTTGGGGCACCGACCTTTTAGTAGTATCTGTCGATGGTGTAGCCGGTACTACTGCGCTCGGTTCTGTAGCGGTTGTTGAAGACGCTAATGTTTCTCCTACAGGCGTTTCCGCAGAGGCCCTAATTCCAACCGGTGGTTCTGCCTTTACGGCGGATGGCGCTGCCCAGCTTTCAACAGCCCAAGCTAAGTTTGGTTCAGCGTCACTACTGCTTGACGGCACAGATGACTTTATAACCTCTGACGAAAACATTGACCTAAGTTCCGGTGATTTCACGGTAGACCTGTGGATTCGTCCGACAAATGTTACGGGCTACAAAGGAATTTGGCAAACTGG